TTCTTCATAGGCATTCATAAACATCATGTCACCACGGCGTTCAATCTGCTGCTGCTTTCTTTTCCAGGCTACACGAGCTTTGGCTTCTTCGTCTAAGAAAGCATTAACTTCATTAGCAGTTTCCTTAATCTCTCTGCCAACCTGTACCGCTTCCTTAATCCCTGAGAGAGCAGCCCTAGTGGTTTGTATAGGGTCACTCATCTTCAACAACACCTTTTCCAAGGAGTCGTTGCCTACGGAATTCAACAGCAAAGTCTGGATTACTATTGAGTTGTTCCATGAGTATTTGATTAGTAGCTGCCCTGCGTGACTTCTCAGCCACACGTTTCATAAGAATATTTTTTACTAGTTTATTTGAGTTTTGGTATATCGGTGTATTAATAAGATTAGATAGCTGCTGGTTTACAATGTCACCAGAAACCTTAGCATACTTTTCATATGCAGTAGCATCTAATTCTACATCTCTGATTTTCTTCTCCACTGGTTTAAATGAAAAACCAATATCCTGAATCTCACGCTGCAACGGAGTCTGTTCAGCATCTCTAGTTGCAATACCAAGCACTCCAGATAAACCATAGGACAAGTTAGGTTTAGGGTTACCAAGTAAGTCCCGTTTGACAGGTAGGTCCTCACGCAGCCCTGGTATACGAGCCTGTACCGCATCGTCAAAACCACGAATCTCTCTCTGGTATGGGTCAGGAATTCGTGCAAATTGTGCAACTGCAGCAGGAACTACAAGGCCAGCAAAGCTATTAATGAAGCTACCACCATAACGCTCAGGATCGTGGACAGCTTGGAGTACTCCAGTAATGCCTTCTAGGAAGGTTTTTGATGTAAGGTTTTTTGTAATTGCCAGCGTTCCGTCTACGGCTAGCTCCTGTATCTTCCTATCTGCCTTCGGTTTATTATAGTAGTCACGTAGTGATTCTACAGAGTCAGCAAAGACCCCCATAACCGTAGCCAATGGCTCCACCCTGGCATAGGAATACCAAGTATTTCCAATCTTGACTGAGTACTCAGGGATATTAGCAGCTATCATAGCCTCTCGCCTGCCTGCGTCCTTGGGGTAGGAACCAGTTAGGTTTCCCTGGGCTACCTGATAGGCAGTCATCGTAGCCAAACCAGCACCCATCATTGTCCTAGCCAGGGCCTCTTCCTTCTTGCCTTTAAACTGTTTCATAAAGAGGCTAGCTGGAGTATATGACAGAGCGTCCTTCAGAATATTGATTGGAGTCTTAATAAATGGAGCAATGAAGACAAGCTCAGGATGTTCAGCCCGTAGGCGTAGCATACTATTACCCAACTTACCTAGTTCAGCCTGGAATGTTTGTGCCTTAGCAAAGTTAAGGATATCACTAGCCAGTGCTGGGCTGATACTACGCAGTTTCTGCTGCCAGTCTAGACTACCGATGTCAACCTTACGAAGCTGCTGATATACTTCTTCTCGTGTCAGACCGTTAAGCTGTGACTCAGGGATAGCTTTAGCCAGTCTTTCTGCTGAGGCATTAAACTCCATCCGTCTAAAGATAGCTTTAGAGAATTCATCGATTGCAACAGACGCACGAGTAGGCATCCGTACTACAGCACCAACCTTCTTTTCTAGTTCAGATGAGTTAGCTGATCCACCGATAGCCTGACGTATCTGATCAATATTAACTTCTGTATCTAGAGGAGTGCCTTTTGTCCAGCCTGCTCTAGCAAATGTAACACCTTCTGACATTCCCTCGAAGAAGCCACGCAGCATAGAGGCAGACTCTTGCAGACGGACAGAGTTCCCAGGCATAATACCCAGCAAGAATCTTTCCGTGATTGCTAACGGAGCTTTGACTAAAGCAGACATAGCGTTAACTGCAATAGTACCGACACCAGAGATGTAGGAGTTAACTACAAACTCTGCCACCTTATCCCTGAATCGTGGCTCTTATTTAACTTCTCAAGATCATCCAGACCTTGGAAGAAAGAATCAATTGCTGCTTTGCATTTCTCATCTACTTTCAACAGGATCTCCCACCTAAAAACGGAGTTAGTGTTTTATTTTCTCTAACCAGTTGATTTAATCTTTTCTGGTAAGCTAAAGCTCGTCCAAGATTACTAGCGTTGCCCTCGACAGCAGCCAACAGACTAGCCGCCTTACTCATCATGGTCTGGAGCACAGCATAACCCTCTTCACTACCACGCTCTTTTGCTATTTTAGCAAGTTCTCTGGCATTTGTCAAGTCATTTATAGCAGCCCTGGTTGCTTTGACAGCGGAGGCTAGCACTTCAGGAGGAAGGATCTCTTGAACCTTCTTATTGAGCAGAGCCTCGACAGCGATGTCCTCTGGGATAGTCTTCTGTCCTTCTTCAGTAATATCCTGGAATGTTTTGCCAGTCTGTCTCTCGTACCTAAACCGTCCCTGCAGAGCACCATAGATTTGACCAAGTACTTCTTGGTCCGTATCAGCCTTAGACACCAGTACCTTTACATTCTCAAGTCTGTACGGATTGTTAGGATCAACCATACGAGCAAACTGTTCAGGACGAATATTAGCAAACCTAGTGGCAGAGCTTTTTAAGTAATCACGATAGTCACCAGTTTTAAATGCTACCTGATCAGCTTCAGCCATAGCCTTGCCAACAGATGTTTCTGACCCACCTTCAATGACAGCCTTATTAACTGGTGTAGCAGTAGCCTCGTCACTAGACATAAACTTAATCGGTGACGGAGGAGCTTCAAAGATAGGCTTACTAAGTTTAGTAAAGTCTTGTAAGAATCTTTGCTCTGCCTGAGTGACTAGCTCGCCTTCATTAATACGTGATTGTATTTCAAATGCACGTTTAGCATCATCAGTCAGAGGAGGAATCTGGTCTTCAAAGTCTCTAAGAAACCGTTGTTCGGCAGGAGTGACAAGATCACCAGTCTCCAACCTGCGCTGAATGTCTAATAAAGTATTAAAGTTCTGTTGAGTAATAATAGGAGTTGCTTCATCTGTAGCTTCTGTCGCTATGTCCTCTGCAGTCCTGATAGTTGTTGGAGATCCTTCGACTGCTGCAATCTTAGCTGCCTCTCCTTTAGTGACTAACTTACCGAGACCTGCTCCAATGGCAGCGCCAAAGCCAGTACCAATAGCAATGTTTTTTAACCTGGAATCACCAAACTCTTCTTCATAGGTAGGCTCTAATCCACCAGCTACAGCACCTACTGCAGCACCTTGTCTAACAAACTGACCCATTGTCTTAGCACGAGCCAGCGGAATCAAGTTTGTAGGATCAGCAATTGAACCAGCAAGGACACCAGTGATGGCAGCACCAGTGTTGGTCTCCATCATTGTACGAAACTCTTGCTCTTTCTCTAGGTCTGTCTGGTAGCCAAAGGCACGGTTATAAAAATCTAAATCGTTACCAAAAAGCTGAGACAGACCACGCAGAGTAGATGTTACTCCACGCTCAGCACTTCGAGCTAGCGTTTCGCCAGTACCATACTCTTGATTAAGAACTAATCTTAAACCAGCATCAGATACAGATCCCCACTGGTTTTCAGTAATCGCTTTTAAATCAGAAGTAGATAAAGATTTCCAGTCAATGGTAGCCATTAGGGAGAAACTCCAATTACTGGTTCAGGCGCTGAAGGAGAACTTCTTCCTCCACCTTTATTTTTATTTCTTTGTTCATATTCTGCTCTAGCCCCCGCCAAAGGATCAGTTGCTGCGCCTGGAGTACCGCCACCAATTCCGATAACCCTATTATCTTCTGGGTTAGTTTTGTTAACCGCAATAACTCCAGTTAAGTTACCAGCAATATCCTTCTGAGGAATAAATGTAAACTTATCTGCATCAAGATTTCTAATCCTAGCTCTTATTTCGTCAATCTGTGCAGTTGTAAGTTTTTCCTGTCTTTCAAGATTTCTAATCTCAAATTCCAGTTTTTGTTTAGTTGACGCTCAAGACCAAGACGTTCTTGTTCACGCATAGCAGTACGAGCATCCTGGGCAAGCATCATGGCTTCTCTGCCTGCACCCATAGCCGCAAAGTCTTTTGACATACTAGCCAGTACTGTAGGATCTGTCATATCCATATCGCCATACTTAGCAAGTACACCTTGAATCATAGTGGCACGGCGTAGTCTAGGATCTTCAGTAGGAAACAGCGCCTGAGCAGCGTTCTCAATACCTTGTAAACCAGCCTGATACAGAGGAGCAAACACACCAAACTGCTGCCCCTGCTGTGAGATAGCCTGTCTACGAAGTAGATTCTGCTGCTGCTGTGCAGCTAAGATATCCTCTACTGGTGTAAATAAAGATGCAATAGCCATGTCTATTCCTTATTAATAACCAACGCCTTCAAATAGTGCTGGAGAGTAACCACCACCAAAATAATATGCAGCCTGTCCAGCGCTTAACTGAGGACCACTATAACCAGCCCCAAACAGGTTTACACCACGAGCCTGAGCGCCTGCAGTTGAGTTCCACCAAGGACTACCCTGACCATATAGTCTATCAAACATTGCATTCTGTCTTTGCTGTTGCATATATTGACCGCTGATATTTGATAAACCTTGGGACATCAAAGTAGGGCCAACTAAACTTCCCTGTAGTTGAGTTTGAGCAGCGCCTAATCCACCTTGTAGAAGAGAGCTAGCACCAGCAGTATTAACATTACGACCACCAAGCTGAGTACCAATCTCAAGAGGCTGTAGAGCAGCGTTCTCAAGAGATTGAACAGCACCAAACTGAGTCATAAACGGGGCCAACGAAGAGCTTTGTAAACCAAGACGAGTGGACTCAAGATTAGCACCAGTACCAAATAGACCAGTACCAAACTGAATCTGACGCTGCGCTAGATTTTCTGCTTCTAATACATCACGAGCGCGTTGTTCTTCTCTAGCACGAGCAAGAGCAAACAACTCAGGCTGTCCAGCACCGCCGATATTAACTCCAGCACGACCACGACCAAATGCTGTAGCTGCTAGTCTGTTCTCTTCACGCATCTGCTCAGGTCTGCGTACATCCTGAAGCATATTGAATGCACGTTGTCTAGCGGCCTCTGGAGATTCTGCTAGATAACCAGCACCAAGACCAAACAACCTTTGACTAGCAGCTTGTAGAGGCATTCCAAATTCTCTAGCACCCTCTGCTTCTCCAAGACTTTGACCATACAAAGCAGCTATTCTGTCTTGTAATGCACGAAGCTCAGGAGAGGCTGTGTAACTAGCGCCAGTTACTATTGGAGTACCATACTGATCAGTACCTGTCTGAAACTGTGAAGTACCAAACCTAGTAGAAATGCCTACTGGCCTGAAGGCACTAGCTGAGGCTGCTCTGTTAGCTGCTTCAAGTTGAGCAGCAGCAGATGTTCTTGCGGCTCGTTCAGCAGATCTTCCTGCCATTGAACTTCCAATTAAACCTGCTCCTGCACCTATAAGTGCTGCTTCAACGCCCATAATTATCTCCAAACATAAATATCATATTGAGTTTTGTTGTTGCCTTCTATTGATGTTAAATACTTAAACTTAAACATCCTTAAAAACTTTTCATGTTTTGAATCGTTTGGAGTGTGCAAGGCATAAAGTTCTCTATTCCACTCTTTTGTTAAAACATCAAAAGACTTTAATAACTTTTGTTTTACTTTTTTATTCCACTTCTTTAAAATATCACAATGTATAAAAACAAATCCTTGGTCATCTTCTAAGTAAATAATAAAATCATCTGTCGTAATTACTGGAGTCTTCAAGCAGTGCGCTTCCACATATAGACCGTGATATACGGCTGTAGATTAGCATCAGTTCCACTAGAACCTGTGGAGGTAATAGTAGTTGATACCGAAATTCCTGTTGTATTAGAGTTAGTGGATATTGTTTGAAAAACTTCACCGCCATTATACTGCCCAGCAGAGCCTCCTGCTGATGGATTATAGCCTTGAATACCTGACGGAGAGACTCCATGACTATGCCCAGGGTCTGTAACCGAAGATGAAACATCATGGGTATGCGTTACAACTATTGCGTTTTTAGAACCACCAGTTTCTTCTGCTGTATCAAACAAAGGATCTGAGGCGTTGAAGCCAACCATGACACGACCAGCACCAAAGGCAGTCCATGTACCAAATCCTAGAAGTGTCCCCGGGTTTGTATTGTTAGTTGCGTTAATGTAGATTGAGCCTACAGGATACAAAGTTCTAACAGCGTCTGTTACAAAAGCTGTAGTAGCAAGTTGAGTAGTATTTGTTCCTGAAGCCGCAGTAGGAGCTAGAGGCGTACCAGTAAAGGTAGGACTATTTGTATCTGCCTTAGAAGAAATAGCAGAGGCAATAGCATTATACTCGGTATCAATTTCTGTACCTTTAATAATCTTGCCTGCGTTACCGCTAGGAAGAGAATCTTTAGCAGCAAAGTTAGTGGCTTTGGTATAGTTACTCATACTGTTTTTCCTTGTTTAATATACACATCAATACGCTGGATTGAAATTGGGTTACCGTTAATCTCTGCCTCTAATCCGATCTGCATAACAGCGCCTGTGCCGCCAGCCTGGATCTTAAATTTGTCCAATACAATACCATCTGAGAATTCAGCAATATTGTACTCACCTATATTATACTCGTAAGCGATCGCTGTGTCAAGTTTTTTCGTAAAAGCAAAGAAGTTTTCGTTGTAGTCAAAGCCCCACTTTATAGCTACGTCCTGGTTAGATCCTCCGATAACCACAAATCCAACCTGCTTTAGGATTTTTTCTATAGTAGGTTTCTCAAAGTCAAAATAGTTAGTAAAATAGCTAAAGCGGTAATTGACACTGTTATCAGTGTGTCCAAAGTACTTACCAATATATCCTGGCTTTCCAATGTATAGGTCTTTAGAATTAGTAACCACAAATGACCTAGGTTCAATGTTGGTCCAAGTAGTGACCCTAGCAGATCCATCCTGCAGAGGTGCTCTCATGTCGAAACAGTAGACAAACTTGGTAGTAGGCAGAGCCAGTAAGTAGAAAGCATCTCTTTCGTAGTAGATAGACTTGATATTAATGGCTGTCTCAGACGCTACATTAGTCATTAGATCATCACGAACATTCTTGGAGATATCTCGCATAGGTAGAGACTTCTCCTGAATTACTCGCTGTAGGCTACGAACACCGCCATCAGACAAGAAGATAATATCAGTACCAGTATTTTGAACAGAATCCCTAGCTACACAACCCACATTAGGAATGTAGTCAACTAGAGACATAATAGTAACATCGATAGGGTTATTGTAAATAGCAATGTTGTTACGACCAAAGATAATCAAGAAGCCGTTATGAGCCGCCATAGCTACTATCTTGTCCGTATTAGGAAAGACAGCGTTTAACGACACTGATCCTGAGTCACCACCTTGGAAATCTGATCCATCCAGTAAACGACTAAAGTAGACTGTCTGCGGATCTCCTGCAATGTCTGCCATCCATATACGACCATAAGCAGCAAGAGCACAGTTGGGTTTAAAATCAGTAACAGCGTATCCGCTAGGAAGACTACCTATATCTCCTAGTCGTTGAAATATAAAAGAACCACTAACTTTTCTATACAATAAGGCTTCATGGGCAGCTTGTACTACATAAGCATAAGGCTCTGCAGCAGTACCATCACCATAAGGCAAAGCAGCGGCTTGCCAATTGTTATCAGTAATAGTGTAAGTAAGGTCTGCTGTGTTAGTAGAGTTACGAACTGCCTTAGTGGTCATCGTTGTAGTACCGCTAAACAGTTTATTGTTGCCTCCACTGATTAGTTGAGTTGATCCGTTGTCTGTCAATTCAAACATAAACTGAACAGGATTAGCAGCACCAAGATCTGTATTGACAGCTGTGTTCACTGGTGTCCAGCCTCTACGAGCACCAATACGACCATATCTATCAATAACGCAGTTGTTAGCCTCAAGCGCAAAGCCTGAAGACAACGATACTGCAGACTCTTGGATGTTTAGTCCAAAGAATCCTGGTGCAGCAATACTAGCGGTTAGCGTCTGAGCAGCCATTAAGTAGCGTCCCAAATAAATTCATCAGGATATTTGTTTCCTTCGATAGCAATGTGATCTGCTAAAGAGGTCTGATATAGTGCATGAGCCTCTGAACTGGCTAGGCCACCGTCTTCTCCACGCTCTGCCAAAGCCTTTGCGTAGGCTAGGAAGATGACAGGTTCAGCAGGAACTTTAAGCTGTGTAGAGTTAGCACTTAACTCATCCTGCGGCTTAATGATGTTAAAGTTAATTGTGTATACGCCGTTAGGAATAGGATACAAGTCTACCTGTGTATCTCCGTTAGAGTCTACACCGTTGAAGTTGTAGTAGCGAGGAGCAGACTTCTCAGGCGTATCTACTAGGAACCACTCATCCATCTCCATAGTAGAGGCATTGTTTAGGAACCAGTTGCTGGTGTCGTTAATTACATCAAATACACGAAAGCGAATACCAGCACCAGTCATTACATAGTTAAACAGGTCTGTAGATGTAGATACTGTCAAGGTCTCTGACAGAGCATTCCAGTTGTATGCGTCCTCTACCTGCCTCTTAGCATCGTTAACAAACTTACCGATTAGCTTTGAGTAGGACGTATCAGTAACAGATGTAACTTCGTTCTCACGCAAACGAATAAGGACATCGTTAACAAGTTGTAAGTAAGTTTTGTTAGCCATTTAACAATCCCATTTCTTTAGTGCTAGTGCCTTACGAGTAGGTCTTCCTTTACTGTCCTTCATAGGTCCTGGTACACCAGACATCCTAGCGCAGAATGACTTCCGTCTAGCGGCTGCTTTAGGAGACTTCTTAGCCTCTTTAGAAGACACTGGAGGCTTTAGATTAGCTCCTTCAGTGCGTTTAAAGTAGGCTCTGCCTTTAGCGTTTAAGCCACCTTCTGAATTCTGATATACTTTCTTTACCATTTGATATTCTTATTAGTAGATATTTGTAAACAACTTCCTTCGTTTTCAAAGCCCTTCTGATACAAGGCTTGACTAGCGTCTTTTAATACCTTTAAGCATTCTTCTTGCTTATAAAACAGTTCAGTACTTTTCCAGAAGAAACACTGCTCTCCGTTACAGAAAAATATGACTGCAAGAAAGAACTTCACTTTTTCTTAGCGGTCTTAGCAGACTGTTTAAATGCCTTAGCAGTAGGAGCACCTTTGGTTCCAGGCTTACGCATCTTCTCGCCACTACCTTCTTTGATACGCTTACGCTTGGCCCAGATGTTGGCGTAGAGTCCTTGTTTCATTTCTTTTTCTTCTTCTTGGACATACCAGCCATTGACAGACCAATCGCTACTGCTTGTTTCTGCGGATAACCTTCTTTACGAAGTTTACTGATCTTTGCAGATGCAGCGGCTTGTTTACCTTTTTTAGTATACGGATACTTCTTTCCATCGACCATTGGCATGATTACTCCTTAGTTTTGAAATTGAACTGTTTGCTCAGGCATTAACTCTACTGTAGCTACATAAGTTACAGTGTTTGTGCCTGTATTCTGTACACGAATCTCATCGCCTTCCTGCAATATTACTTCTGTGTTCCCGTCTAGAAGAATAAAGTCACCTGCTCCTAGGTTCTTACCGCCTACAATAAAATACTCAGTGCTTGTTGAACTATCATACCAGTAGACTTTAGGAGTCTCTGTACCAGTAAGACTAATGATATACATCATCTGCCAAAAGCCAGTATTCTTAGTAGGTACAGTAAAAATAGTAACCTTGGTGGAATTAGTTCTAGTAGCAACTGCTGATACTTTTCTACTCATTTTTTACCTAACCATCCTCTAACAGTCTTAGTTTCAAAGATACGAATAGTAGTCCAGACAATAGTAAACAGTGCTGCAATAGCTGGTAGCCACTGGGCTAGTGTAGCCAATACAGTAAATATAGACAGTGCATCACCTGCTGCTTTTGCTGTCTCGCTCATGTGTTCGGTTGCCATACTATCTCCACTTAGGTCCTTCGATCCAGGCTACTAGAGAGTGCCTAGTTCCTTTCGTAATAGGGTTAACTTTATGCATCACCAAAGACGGGAAGATAATAGCTGTTCCTTGTGTCTTTAACTGCTTAGGGTCTGGTGCTCCTAGGTACAACGGTTGCATCTCAAACTCACCACCTTCGTACTCTTCTGGGTCTGTTAGTTGACACACAAAACTTAACTTCCTGTGTGCCTGCCTACCATCATCCCAGTTTACATCGTTATGCCAATTATAATATCCTTGGTCTTCTGCGTTGTATTCAGTAAACTGTATCTCGTTTAAGAACCTGATATCAGCACCAAAGGCATTATGATTAGCAATATGGAACAGGTTAGTTATTTCCTCGTACAACCAACCTAGTTCCTTGTTATCTCTGGTGATCCACCTAACCTTGCTTCTACGGACCTTAGTATCTATATTAGATCCTTGGAAGCCTATGATTGCGTTTTGTGGTTCAATCTTCTTTGCTTGGTCTACTATCTGCTGGCAGAGGTCTTTAGAGTACCTTTGTTGCCACAGTTGCCACATTCCGTTCAATTATCTTCCTTGGGCCAGTTTTGGTTACTAACTACAGTGATCAATTCTTCAACACTTGAGCAGGCTGCAATAGATGCCTCTAGGGAGTCACTATAGGCTCTTACAGCGGCTCTAAAGGCTAAGGTGGAGGCATCGCATGGCTTGATTCCTTCAGCGGCTCTAACGACCTTCCAATCGCTTCTAGAGAGCAGTGATCCAGCCGTGTCTTTTGCCTGACTAATCCACTGGCTTTTTAGTCCCTTGGTGACCAGACGCTTATCTGAGTCCACCATCTGCTTGGTTGCTGGATCATAGACCTTGACCCACATTGGGTTACCGTCTTGGTCTACCTCTTCACGGTCATTCAGTAGCTTAGGACTACCTACGCCCCAGTAAAAACGCTGATCAAAAAACTCTGGCTCAGGCGCTTCTGTAATACCAAGGCTTTCCCGCAGAGCAGGGTCACGCAGATGAGGATAGCGAACACCGTCAATGACTTGCTCGTTATCAATTGAGATTGGGTTACCGTTTAGTAAAAACATTTTATTCTCCGTTAATCATCGGGCCAAACTGTACTTAAAGGGTGATTCTGCGAAGGCGGCGTAGATGTAGGTTGCGCTACTGGTATTCATTGCGGCTGTTGATTGCCGAACTTTAAACCCATTAGAAAGAATGTCACAAAAAGTATCTCCAGATGTTTCTGCGTCTGATGTGTTTGCAGTAAGACCTAAACCAACTACATTGTATGGGTCTCTTGCTGTATCTAACAAACGCCAATTAACACCAGAGGAACTAGATTGTTTCACCAAAAGCCATCTAGGTCTAAACCCCGTGTAAATAAACGGCCCATCCGTTGACCCATTGCCTGTATACGACCCAAAAGCAGAGTAGCCAGCGACAGCGGCGAAGCAGTAGGCAATTAACGTGTCTCCGTTTTGCACGAAACTGTTAGTGCTACCAAGCAACGAGGTAGTCATTCCGTTGAAAATTCCAGAACTTGCAGATACGGCATTAGTTGTGTTCAGTGTTAGATAGTTGTTCTGTGGTGTTGATATGCTTCCGTGATATACGAGCCAGCTATCGGCTGAGTTGGTACGTTTGTATATGACCATCGCAGGTACTACACCTAACCCATGCCCAGTCGTCCAAGTCCCACCAACTGCAACATTGGTTACAAACTTAACAATCGAAAACCCAGCCGTGGTATTTGCCCTTACTGTGCTGGTGATAGTGCCGCTGGTGTTAGTAGCATTAGAGCCGCCTGCGTTCCACCCCCAACCTACATAAGTATAAGGGCTGACATTAGGATGGTTTGATCCGTCCATTGTAAAACCGTCAGACGCAAATCCTGTAATAGCAGTATCAGTATTTTCCGCACCTGTTGATGCGGTATTTAAGTTGA